CAACTAGCGACTAGCGCTTGGATAACGTGGACCACCTGTATCTGCAGATGAACAGTCCCTGGTTGCACAGCCAGGGAACCCGTGGAAATTGTGCTTACGAGCACCACCCCGAGTGACTCGTGTCAGCTATGCCAGGCGGCAAGCTGCAAAAGAAACCATCGAATGGCCAGGGACGGCCAAAGCGAAAGAAAGGTCCCAAACCTGTCAACTGGAACAAGTCTGGTTCGACCGCAGCGATGCGGAAGAACGACCTTCTGGGTGGCAGGGGTCCGATGCAATCGGCACCCGCAGCACAGGCCCGCGTCATCAAGACGCGGGGCCCCCGCATGACCTCAATGCGGAATGGTGACTGTCGCGTGGTTCACCGAGAGTACATACAGGATATCACAGCCAACACTGGCTCCCCGTCGAATTTTCAGGCAACGCAGTTTGCGCTGAATCCGGGTCAGGTGGCAACCTTTCCTTGGTTGTCGTCTGTAGCCAAGAACTTTGAAAGCTATCGTTTCAAGAAGCTCAAGTTCTGCTATGAGACAGAGGCTCCATCCAGCTTGGGTGGTTCAGCTGTGTTGTCCATTGACTACGATGCAACGGATGCTGCTCCCACGACGAAGCAGCAGGCCATGGCGTACCGAAACGCCGTGCGCTCCGCCCCTTGGGAGCCCTCTTGTCACACCAGTGATATTGAGGATCTCAACAAGCAGAAGTCATACTTTGTTCGGCCGGGACCGCAACCGCCAAACACTGACATCAAGACATACGACACCGGGAACATGTTCGTGTGTACTCAGAATGTCACGACAGCATCCGCCGTGTGCGGGGAGCTGTACGTCGAGTATGACGTTGAATTGCTGACTCCAGTCTACGAAAACAGCGTGGCCACATCGGGGACGATGGCCGCAGCTGCAGGGACAGTCGCATCACCGCTGCTTGCAGGGGTCGCCGCAGGCGCTATTGGCATCAGCCAAGCGCTGACCATCATGACGCTCACCGGGCTCGTGGTGGGGCAGGAGTACCTGATTGACTATCAGGCCGCCGGTGCCTACTTCATGACCTTCGGAACATACGTCGGTCTCACCGTGGTGAACTACGGTGGAGGGGGCAACGGTCAAGCCAACACCAACACTGTGACTGTCACAGCGACTGCTACTACAGGGTCGTTCGCAATCACCGCTGCTGGTGCCCCAGGTAAGGCACAGTTGATCGTGGCACAACTGCCATCGAACGCGGGCTTTTGAGCCTGTTCGGACCGCTCGAGGGCAGCGGGATACAAGAATCGCCCAAGAATGGTACTCTTCAAAGGCCCGCGCGTGCCCACGCGCGTACAAGATAGTGTGGGATGGACCCGGGCCAGATCTCGGGGCGTTTGGTGGATCGAGTAACCACTGGTAATGTGAAACATGTCCCCTAGAAACACTAGTGG